CTATGGATCAATTATATATGTTGATAAAGGAGTATAAAAATGACTGATGATTATGCTAAGTTATTCGGTTACTACAATGCCTATAATGTTGAGAGTGGAGAGGATTCCGATTTCGGCTGGTGTACCTCAGTAGAAATATGCACTGATGAAGGCGAGTGGATACAGATTGGTTTCTACTATGACTTAGACGATTCTCGTGTGGAAAAAGTGTCCGTGTTAAAAAAAGGTCATCATTATGAAGGAGATTGAAAGTGAATAATCGTTTTAGAATTATTTCTAAAGAGGGTAAAAAGTGGAAGGCTCAACACTCTGATGGGCAAATCACCTATCACAAAACTAAAAAGGCTGCAAAAGAATATGAGCATACTTTACTAGTATTTGATCCATTTTTTGAGGTGAATAAAGATGATACTGCCTGACTATAATCCCTTTTATTACAAGCCCTTACCAGAGGAGATAACAATACGAGAAAGTGATATAGAGGGGCTGGGTGTGTTCGCCACGATGGACATCCCAGCAGAGACAGACTTGGGTGCGACACATATCAACGTACCCATGTTCTATGGTCTGATTAGAACACCCATCGGTGGCTATCTAAACCACACGGAAGAACCTAACTGTGAGCTACGCAAGGTTCACGATTGGGATGACTGTGAGATTTATAACCTGTTCGCTCTTCAAGATATCAAAGAAGATGAAGAACTAACATTGGACTATTACAAATGAACGCATGGTATGATATAATAGAGGAACAAGAGCATGGAAATGAGAGTGTTCGATCAAGTTTACAACGAACTAAAACTACTACAACAGGAGGACATGGACGATTTAGAGATAGCCGAACAATCTTTGATGGCGGCTATGGTTTTCACTATGAATAATGCACCGTCTGTACTAAACGGATTGTGCTTGATTTCCAACACGTTTAATGGTATACTATCTGAGTATACATTAAAAGATATCCAAATGAGAGGAGAGTAACATGAATGTTCCTGAGTTCAAAGACATCGAAGATGTCCAGAAGTTTCTAAACTATGGCGGTGACGAATGGTGCCGTCCTATGGTGGAAGAGTACATGGAACTTATTGCCTTTGATACAAAGCCAGAGGAGATTGATATTGAAGAACTCAATGGATGGCTAGAACATGAGCTTCAATCTGTAACAGATGGATACAGGGATTGGGGCGATGAACACTCTTGAAGCAATAGAGGAGACACTAGAGATACTGAGCCAGCTTCAACTGAATGGCTCAGTAAAAATGGAAGACAGTGACAAAGTGTCACAGTGTATTCAACAACTACACCAAATTCGTTTCAACCTAAAGATGAAAGAGAACCAAAATGTTTAACCATGATGTACTTAACTTTCGTGTAGAGAAGTTTGACCTTGGTACGTTCAACCCTGAATTTTATAGTATTCATGGGGGAAGGATTGACCCCTCACTCGGTGTTGGTCTTCGACGTGTTGATACTAAACAACCCATAGCTATTGTGTCTGATAGCTATGAGCCTGTACAATATCTTGATATCGTGGAGAACCTTGAAGAAGCTATCAGTATGTCGGGTATTAATCTTGATGAGGCCGAGTTCCAAACCAATGTGATTGGCAACGGCGAACAGCTAGAACTTACTGCTAAGTTCAATGCCGAAGCTGCAACCATAGATGGAAGGAATGATACGGTCACGCCACAGTTCAAGTTCCGCACCAGCCACAACAGGACATGGGCTAACAACGGCATGATGGGTTTCTTTCGTGCTGCGTGTTATAATACTCTGGTTGATGGCAACAAGCTGGCATATGTGTATGGCCGTCACTCCAAGAACTTCTCCGTGCCTAGCTTTGCAAGTAAGATCAGAGCAGCATCAGACTATATCTCCAACGCTGGTATAAATAAGATGCACCGCTGGTATCAGACTCCTGTGTCCAGAGATCAGGCTATCAATTTGTTTAGCCGTACACTGGCAAAGCGCCTTGACAACGTGACCAAAGCACAGGTGCCTAACAAGGTGATGCTGTCCAACCTGATGAAGACCTTTGACGAAGAGAACCGTCACTTGATTGGGCGTGGTAACTATGAGAAGTACGGAGAGCGCACTGAGGGTACACTCTGGACTGCGTATCAGGCTGCTACGGCATGGTCTACGCATGTACCAAAAGAAAATACCAGAGTTATTCGTGAAGACAAAGTGCGGAAGATGATGGACTCAACCCACTGGAAGGAACTTGAGAATGTCTAAAAAGACAGACAACAAGTACGACCCGACACTACATCGGATCAAGAAGCGTACATCAATAGGGGCGGGAACTCTTTCCCGTCCCAAGAACAAACATAAACGCCTCAGTTGGAAAAAATATAGAGGACAAGGACGATGAACCTAGATTTGATAAGAATACTTATTGATATACTATTTGCAGGAGTAACGTAATGTATATTATAACTCAGTCAGAGGATGATGTTGTTTTAGATATAGATACCTTTGATGCTATGATAGATGAAGAGAAAGAAAAGCTATATGTCTTTGAACATTATGAAGATGCTGTTGCTTACCTAATGTGTCATGGTATACGAGAACTATCTACAGGGTTTCCCTTTAATATAAAGATAGAGAAGTTACAATGAAGTTTATTATGATTGTTTTGTTAGCTGTCTTCCTAGTAGGGATCAAAGAGACCACCGCTAAAGCTGATGAATTATCTTGTCTTGCTGAAGCAGTGTACTTTGAGGCACGTTCAGAACCGTTCGTTGCACAGCTTGCTGTAGCTAATGTTATTCTCACAAGAGTTGATTCGCATCGTTTTCCAGATAATATCTGTGATGTGGTGCATCAAGCAAAGAAATGGAAAGGAAAACCAATACGAAACAAATGCCAGTTTTCTTACTGGTGTGACGGCAAGCCTGAAACTATAGCTAATGTTGGTGCGTATCAGGAGTCTGTCAGTGCAGCAGAGCTTGCCTTACAGGGTGCTGTCCTCAGTCAGACAGGTGGTGCCACGCACTATCATGCCGCCTACGTCACACCATACTGGTCAGTAGATGAAGACTTCATGGTGTTAGGTCAGGTTGGTAGTCACATATTTTACGTTGACACCCGTAACTAATAGGAGTATAATGTGCCTGAAAAACAGCTACAGTCTGCTTGGGAAACCCTTAACACTCATGTTAAACAACTGAAAGGAATAGTTAGAGAACAGGAAAATACTATTAAAGAACTAAGAGAAGAGTTAGCCAAAGCAAAACAAACAGAGGCAAACACCAAATGGGTAGAACACGATGACAAAAGTTTACGACTTTGATTGGCATCGACTACAGAAAGAAGATGTTCTAAGAAAAAGTCTTGGATATTCTATAGAAGTATGGCAGCTAATGAAAGAGTCAGGCTATAATGTTAATAGCACTCAAGATAGAGATCAGTTTTTTAAAGACCTAGAGGATTTAGACTAATGAGCAGAAACCTTTGGCAGAGGGAGCGGAAAGAACTCTTCCGTTCACTGGTGGGACAGTACAAGTCTGAAGGATACAATGATAAGGAAGCTAAACGTCTGGCCCGACTAGAGGCTGATGAGATCATGGATGATAAAGAGAGTTTCATAGAAAATATCTGGGAGGAAGCCTACGATGACAGTTGAACTGATTGATCACATGGGTAGTGATCTGTCTGTGGTCAATGCAGCAAGAGTTAGCTTCAATAAAGAAAGCAAGGAACTGTCAGATGGAGATACTAAACTGATAAAGTATCTGGCAAAGCATAATCATTGGACACCCTTTGGTCATGCCTCTGCACAGTTTAGGATCAAAGCTCCTGTATTTGTTGCACGGCAACTGATGAAGCATCAGGTAGGTCTGGTCTGGAACGAGGTCAGCCGTCGCTACATTAAGACAGAGCCAGAGTTCTGGAAGCCTGACTATTGGCGTCAAGCATCTGATGACATCAAGCAGGGTTCGCTCAGAAAAAGAGTATCATCTCAGTCTGTGGTAGAACATATGTTTTCTGATGCAGAGCGCCACTGCGCTGATGCCTACAAAGCAATGATAGGTATGGGTGTATGTGCCGAGCAAGCCAGAGCGATACTACCACAAAGTCTCTTGACAGAGTGGTACTGGTCTGGTACACTTATGGCTTTCGCTAGAGTTGTTAAGCTACGGGATGCCAAAGATGCACAGCTAGAGACTAGAACTATTGCAAAAGATATTAACTCTCATATGCAAAAACTTTTTCCTGTATCGTGGAGTGCGTTATGTGGAAGCTAATATTAAAGAAGGAGTTTGGTGATGTGGTTGTCAAAAATTTTCGCACAAAAAAAGAAGCCGAAGACGAGCTACGAAACAGAGCCAACCTCGTTCAGCATCTTACCCGCCAACCTGCACAAGGAGTTTATAAAATCCAAAAAGGATAGAGAAATGGAAGTTCTTATTGAAGTATACAAACCAAAGACACGAGGCAAGATGGAGACATCTTTCAAATCAGCATGGCGTAAACTTGAGAGAGTTGACCAGATTGAAACATTAATATCATTAGAAAGGGAGTTAGCTGCACAACGAAAAGAAATATATCTCGACCTGTATAAAGATAGCAAAGGTAAATGGTAAACTTAATTGAGTCTTAGTAGTGAAGTTTCTACGAAACTACTAAGGCTCAATTAATATGGAGGACTTATGGAATACAAAACTCACCAACCTTGCCCCGACTGTGGATCATCTGATGCACTGGCATACTATGAGTGGGGTACTAAATGTTTTAGTTGCGACACCGCCAGACCATACAAGAATGGAAATCAAATGCAAAATATACAAGCACCAAAAAAGATCGTGAACATGAACCAGCAACCCAAGAACTTTATTGTTTCTGACATTCCTGATCGTAAGATCACCACGGAAACCTGTAAGCGTTATGGTGTATCAGTTGTCAAAGATGGCAACATGATCACTGAACATATGTATAAGTATTATGACAAAGACAGCAACCATATTGGCACAAAGTTTCGTCGCACAAGCGATAAGCAGTTCTGGTCGGAGGGAAACCTGTCAGAGGCAGGGCTGTTTGGTCAAAACATCTTTGGTCAGGCGGGTAAGTTTATTACCATATGCGAGGGTGAGCTTGACGCCATGAGTGCATATCAACTTCTTGGATCGAAGTGGCCTGTGGTATCTATTAAGAATGGCGCACAGTCTGCGCTGAAGAACTGCCGTCAGGCACTGGACTACCTCAATAAGTTCGACACTATTGTTCTGTGTTTCGACAACGACCCGCAAGGTAAAGATGCACAACAGGCTGTGGCAAAACTGTTTGAGCCTAACAAGTGTAAGATTATGAACCTTGAACTCAAAGATGCTAACGAGTACCTGAAGATCGGTCAGCGTGAGAAGTTCGTGCAGACATGGTGGAACGCACAGACCTACACTCCAGCAGGTATCATTAACCTTGCTGATCTTGGGCGTAGCCTGTACGAAGAAACGCATAATCAGACCTGTCCCTACCCTTGGCCCAAGCTGAATGAGAAGACTTATGGTATGCGTACCGGAGAACTCCTTACGTTCACCTCTGGCGCTGGCATGGGTAAGTCCAGTATCATGCGTGAGCTAATGTATCACCTGATGCATAATACTGAGGAGAACATTGGCGTCCTTGCTATGGAGGAGAACACCAAGCAGACCGCATTCAACCTGATGAGTGTGGAGGCTAACGCAAGGTTATATATCAAGGAGATTCGTGACCAGTACACGCAAGAGCAGCTTGACGATTGGCAAGAGAAGACGCTTGGCAGTGGCAGGTTCTATGTGTTTGATCACTTCGGCAGCATGGACAACGATGAGATTCTTAATCGTGTACGGTACATGGCAAAGGCTCTCAACACCAAGTGGATTATCCTTGATCACCTTTCTATCCTTGTTTCCGGTCAGGAAGACAACGGTGACGAGCGTAAGTCTATTGATATCCTGATGACTAAGCTACGCTCTCTTGTTGAAGAGACACAGATTGGTTTGCTTCTTGTATCACACCTTCGTCGCCCCGCTGGTGATCGTGGACATGAAGATGGCCGTGAGATTACTCTATCACATCTACGTGGGTCTGCATCCATTGCACACCTGTCGGATGCTGTGCTTGCTTTGGAGCGTAACCAACAGGCAGAGGATGAGGTAGAGGCAAACACCACCACGGTTCGTATTCTCAAGAACAGGTATACTGGTGAGACGGGCATTGCTTGCTACTTGCATTATGACTCCAACACTGGTAGGATGACGCAAGTAGACAACCCCTTTATGGAGGACGAAGATGAATAAACAAGATAATCTAGAGCCACTTTGGAATAGACATAATAAAGACTACGGATTTGAAGAAGAGTCTTATGTTCTAACAATTAAACTGGTAGGTACAGTTATGGGTACAGGAATATCAGAAGAACATGCTCTTTCTAAAATACAGAAGATGTTCTATTCTCAGCTAGGAGGAAGAGATATAATTGATTTGTTTACTAAACTAAATGAAAGTGAAGTAGGCATTGGCTTTGAAGCAAAACACTTCCCACATGAAGATTGGATGGACGAAGATGTCTGAGGTTAAAAAGAAGTTTGACAAAGCATTGTATGATGTAGCTGATAAGGCTGCGAAGGATGCTATGGTTGCGTGGTTAAAACAAAACGACCATCATAATATAGATACTAATGAGACAACCTACTTTGATATTGTCAGCACCGTATCCCCTGACCTGCCTCGACATCTATATGAGGTGGAGGTAAAGTATTCTTGGCGAACACCGTGGCCTGACTCATGGAAGGAGATACGAATACCACATAGAAAAAAAAGATTGCTTGACAAATGGAAAAAAGAATGCGATAATGACCTCCTTACATTCGTGGTCTTTCGTAACGACTGCACACAGGCATGGTTCATTGATGGCGACACTGTGCTGAACTCAGAAGTTAAAGAAGCATCCAACCGTAATATTAGAAAGGGCGAACAATTCTTTCACATTCCAATGTCAGATGCATACTTAGTGGATATGAAAAATGAAAGCAGTAGTGGACATAGAAACTGATGCTATCAATGCAAAGAAAATACATTGCATAGTAGCACAACAATATGAGACAGGTGAGGTGCGTAAATGGGTAGGTGACCAGTGTAAAGAGTTTGGCGAGTGGTCTAAAAAGATTGACCAGTTTATTATGCATAATGGTATTAGCTTTGATGCACCGCTGCTAAACAAATTCACTGGCTCGTCTATCACACCACTACAGGTTAGAGACACGCTGCTTGAGTCGCAGTTATTTAATCCGGTGCGAGAGGGTGGTCACTCACTGGAGTCGTGGGGCGAAAGGCTTGGCTTTGCGAAGCTTGACTTCCATGACTTCGGTGAGTTCTCTCCCCTCATGTTGGAGTATTGTCAGCGTGACGTAGAGTTAACACGTAAGCTCGCACAAAATCTAGAGTTAGAAAAGAAAAAGTTTTCTAATAAATGTTATGATCTTGAACGTGATGTTCGTATCATAGTTGACAAGCAGCAGAACAATGGTTTTGCTTTTGATCTTATGAAAGCACAGCTACTACTCGCCAAACTTGAGGATGAACAACATGAACTGGAGCGTAATGCAGAGGAAGAGTTTGAGCCTACGATTGTAGAGTTAAAGACAAAGACTAAAGAGATACCGTTTAATATTGCTAGTCGTAAGCAGATAGCTGACCGTCTGATGCAGCGTGGTTGGGAGCCAGATAAGCTGACAGACAAAGGCAATGTAATCGTTAATGAAGATGTTCTTTCAAAGATTAATATGCCAGAAGCTCAGATGTTTAGCAGGTACTTTCTGCTACAGAAAAGAACTGGACTTCTCAAGGCTTGGATCAAAGAGTGCGGAGAGGACATGCGTGTTCGTGGGAGAGTGCTAACCCTCAAGACTATTACAGGACGCATGGCACATCACAGCCCCAATATGGCACAGGTTCCCGCTGTGTACAGTCCGTATGGGCAGGAGTGCCGTGAGCTATGGACTGTCTCTAACTCTGACACCCATCAGCTTGTTGGTACAGATGCTAGTGGCCTTGAACTTAGATGTCTGGCTCACTACATGAACAACGCTGACTTCACTAACGAGGTACTTACAGGTGACGTTCATACGGCCAATCAACATGCGGCAGGGCTTTCCAATAGAGATCAAGCAAAGACTTTTATCTATGCTTTTCTTTATGGTGCAGGTCCAGCAAAGATTGGTAAGATAGTAGGTGGTGGCCCCGGCAAGGGACAGAAGCTAATATCTAAGTTTCTCTCTAACATGCCAGCACTACGCATATTACGATCTAATATACAAGAGGCGGCACAGCAGGGTAGCATTAAAGGTCTTGATGGTAGGCGTCTTATGATTAGGTCAGAACATGCAGCACTTAACACATTGCTTCAAGGTGCTGGTGCTATTGTCTGTAAACAGTGGCTTGTAGAGATAGACAAACGGGTAAGAAAGTCTGGCCTAGACGCCAAGCTGGTAGCTTCTGTACACGATGAGTACCAGTTTGAAGTGGCGAAGCCAGACATAAATAGGTTCACTAAGATAACAAAGGAGGCTATGTATCAGACACAGAAAGTATTTAGTTTTAAATGTGACCTAGATTCTGATTATAAAGTTGGAAATAACTGGGCGGAGACTCATTAATGAAAGAAATATCTGTAACCCACGAAATGCTTGAGGACGCAAAGAAAAAGGCATTAGAGATGGGACGAATCAAAAACTCTATTACAAAAGGAGATGGTAACATAGCTGGATTTTTAGGAGAGTTTCTTTGCGCTTCTCTTCTACCATATGGGTCAAAGATAAGCAATACATATGATTATGATATTGTATCAGGAGACAAACTTATAGATGTTAAAACAAAAAGAACTAAGGTTAAACCAAAATCTTATTATGATTGTTCAATAGCATCGTTATCTACCCATCAAAAATGCAGCCACTATATTTTTACAAGAGTTTTATACGACTGTTCTAAGGCTTGGATTTTAGGTTGGATGTCTAAAGAAGAATATTTTGACAAAGCTAGATTTCTGGCAAAAGGAGAGCGTGATGGAGATAATGGCTTTATAGTTAAGGCAGATTGTTATAACCTACCTATTGAAGATTTATATGAAATTTCTTCACTAAAGTAGTTGACTTCCACAAATTCGTGTGGTATAATATATGCTGTTGTTTTGTAGTAGACAGCATCGGGGAATGATCCCCACTCATGGCCGCAATGGTGCGGTATTTAAAAGGAGAAAGAAA